TGTCGCTCATCTGCATTTATCGGGTGTCCATATCGAAGGTCGTAGCGAGTCGGTAATTGAACTTCCCGCGCTTCCAGTTCAGCAATACGCTTGCTCCCATCAGAGATAACTCCTTCGTAATACTCACGCTGCTCTTTGAGTTGTGATTTTGCTTCTTCCAGTCCATCCAGCAAATCAGCGATAATATCCGCTTCCCGATGACGGATGTGACGCTTAAACGCAGCAAGAGCCGCATCACAATCCCGTTCAGCATTTGGGCTGTCCGGGATAGCCTGATACCACGCCAGCGTCGACTGATAGTTTTGTGCTGCCTCACGAAGCGCCTCATAGTTAACCTCTCTCATTGAGCCACCTCCTGATAAATCACTGCATGCCCCAGTTTCTCCGCCAGTGCCAGCTCTGCCTTAGCGCCCGCTGACCGCTGCCAGCCATTCAGCATGTAAATCGCATCCACACAACGAATCATTGCCATGCAAATATCCATGTAGTGCGGCTGTGTCAGCCCGTCCGGAAGTACTGCCGGGTTTAAGACGGTATGCCCTTCCCGTTTCAGTTCCTCTTCCGCCTTGTGAAACGCCTCACGGTTGAAATTTTCATATCCCGTCATTGGACCGGCAATATAAACTCTGACCCTCACTCCATCACCTCCTGAAAGTTTCCCCGATAGAACGCCAGCACACGCTGCATAACTTCGCTCTGGCGGCACTCACGACAAATTATGTTCTGCCGTCTGTTGTAACGACGTATTTCTCCGTCAGGTAACTTTCGAATCAGTGTCGGGTCAGCAGCCTTCTCCGGTGTCTTACGCCATACGCGATACGCCTGCTCTGATGGAAATACCCCGCAACCAGAGAGCCAGACATCACCACTGGCCGCAAGCGCACCAGATAAACGACGAATAGCGGTCTTACTGACACCCGTTTTATCTGCCAGTTGTCGAAAAGTTTCTCGTCCGCTCAGGCGCACGAATTCCACAATGCGCGCCTTCACTTCTTCCCGCTCTTCTGGTGTAAATACTTTTGCCATAAGCGCCTCCGGCAATCACTTTTCCGATACAACACGGCGGGAAGAATCAGTAATCTGTCGAACAATATCCCGGTGCTTGTTCAGCTCCCGCAGCGCGGCGCAGACTCGCTCCCACTTCTGAACATCACTTTTCGCCCTGCGCAGCGCCAGGTTTGCCCTGCGAAGGGACGGAAAAATCAGCTCATCTGCTTGCGTTTCGGTAAACGATGGCAACGGCTGCACAATGTCCGCCACAGTTTCTGTTTTAATTTCTTCCTGTGTTGCGGCTTCCCGGACTGGTAACGCAGCACCTGCTGGCTGAGGAAAGGCCTTACCATCACTTTCCGTTACCAGCGCGGCTTTCGGCTCTGCTGGTAAATTATCGCCCGGCATGCAGTAACGAAATTTACCGTTCTGATTAACGCGTGCCAGCCGCCCCGTTGCGGTTACCACCGCCAGCGTGGAGGCAACCTTGCGAGTACTGACGCCGAACTTACCCGCCAGTTCCTCACACGTTTTAGCACCATCCTGACCGATAAACTCAATCATCATGTCTGCGGTAACTTTTTGTTCGACCTCCCCGGTCAGCATATCCTGTGCTTCAGATTTTACTGGCCGCTCTTCGGTTACCCGGGATTCACCTTCGCCAGCCAGAAACCAGGTGTGACCAGTTTTATCAACGACGCCATTTCTTTTGAGTTCCCACAGCTCGTTGAGAACCTCTTCACGACTGATATCAAGTCGCGCGGCCAGTTCTACCGATGTGGCTTTTCCCATTGCTTTCAGTGCGTCAAATACGGTTTCCATTAAAATTTCCTCCGACAAAATCGTTTCTCAGATTCAAATAAAACCAGCTGCCTTCCGGCGTTCGTATTCCTGTTTCAGCCGTTCAATTGGCGTTGGCCCTTGCGGGTGTTTCGCCCCTTCCAGTTGTCGTCGCACTGGCGGAACACTCATCCCGTTACCAACATGCTTTGCCCATTTCGTCAGTTGCCGTTCCGCAAGTCGTTTTAACTCACCCTGCGTCATCTGGCGCTCAATCCCTCTGGTACGCATTTCGAGGCAGATGTGGTACAGCACAGGCTGAGGCCACGGATATTTGTCGCTTCCGTCATATCGCCAGGACTCATCACGCCAGCGGCGGTACTCCTCCATCACAGCATCCACCGTCAGGCCAAATGGATTGGCCCCGCTTTCTGAAATCAGCGCCACAAACTCAGCCAGGTCCGGAGGCCATGTTTCACCCGCCCGGCAGCGGTCCATGCACTGGCGGCAGACCTGTCGGATTTGCTGCTCAGTCATCGCGCCAATCTGTGCAATCCAGAGCTTCGAAGGTGCGGCCCCGTTCTTCTGGGTCCAGCGGTTCGAATAAACCTCCCCCATGAGTTCCCACAGCTTCCAGACCGTTTCCGTCGCTGATAAATCCGTTTTCACGTTCCCACTGCTCACGTGCTGCCCGAATTTCCTGAACTGCCCGTGATGCGGTGCCACCTGGTGCTGCTGCATGGTTTACCCCCTTGCTGACTGGTTTAACCTGCGCCCTGACGTGATTTACGTGACGGGCGAATTTCTGCTCCCACTGAATCTGCGTAAACACTTTCCCCTCCGCTGCCCAGTAGTCCCGGAAGGCGGCAAGTTCAGCAGGTGTAAATTCTGTCTCCGGCAAAGCCATCCCCCACAACGCAGCCCGTCGTCGAAAATCCCGTGACGGATACCAGCTATCGGTCATCGGATATTTTCCGATGGGTTCGCTCAGGCCATCCAGGAATACAAGGGGTGCTGCCTGTAACGACAAAACTTCCTGCTCACTGGTCGGAGCACTCTCGCGTGCGTTATGTGTGGGGTTTAGATCTTTGGGTTCCTTTGGGTTCCGTGATCCGTTTTTGGGTGTCTTTGATGGAAAATTTGGGTGTCTTTGGTTATTTTCCATGCAGCTAAGAGTTCCGTTTTTGGGTCTGTTTTGTGCTGAAACATAACCATTTTCGGTACTGTTTTTATTAACAGCACCAATTTTACCCACCTTTAAAGACTCCCGTTTTTGGGTGTATTCAGGCTCGGCAACACTTTCTTCTACACCGATAAGTCGGTACACCACAATTTGCTTTGTTCTGCCTTTTCTCTCACCGGTATCAACAATTAACCCAATCTCCATCAGGTGTCGTAAGCTGTCCTGCACAGTCTTTTTGTTTAGTTCCGTTACTTCTGCCAGTGCAGATACAGACGGGTATGCACACAAATCGGCACCGCACATATCAGCAAGCCAGGTCAATACAGACTTACTGGATGAACTGCCGGTTTTCACCTTTTTAGCCCATCGTAGTGCATCGATACTCATACAAACCCCTGGCAGACATTTGTTTATCTGCAAAGTAATATTGATATTGCTGACGATACGCATGCTTGAAAGCAATAGCTTTTTCTATAAGCTCGTCAGTCTCACGTTCCACAACAGCTGGATCCGCAAAAAGCAGCCCGGACTCCACCACATCGCCATATTCTTTGTTTAATCCGGCGATCATGTACGTAATGCTTTTTCCATCACTGATCTCACGATACAACCTGAAATCACTAATTCGGATAGCCTCCATAATTGCCGGAATCAGCGCCGTGAATTTTTTCCGCTTATCCCTGGTGTCGATAGCTTTCCAGCGTTCGAATATCTTCACCCGGTTAACGCCCAGCGCCCGTTGATCAACCTCGCCATCATTAAACGTGACGCGTTGAACATCGATGTTCGGGCGTTCTTTCAGAGCCCAGAATGCTTCCGTGATTAATATCGTCGCTTGCTCCTGTGTCATTCCTGGTCGACATACCCAGGCATCCAGAGCCTCACAAACCTGTTCAGGGGTGATTTTCATTGTTCAACCGCCCCGCCCGCTTTGCCTTACGATATTCGTCATAAACTTTGGGGTCGTACTGAAGTTCCCCGCCGGATGCCTCTTGCAGGCGCATCGCGCGACCTTCAGGAACCAGTTCCCCCCATTGAGAAACAGCAGATGGATCAACACCAGCAGCTTTCGCTACTTTGGCTTTCGTCCCATAAAAATTAATTACGTCTGATTTAAACATCACCCCTCCAAAGTTGAGTTTTCTCAATAGCAATCATTCAAGGAATCTCGAGTCAAGGGTTATTAAGATATCTAAATATGAACGAGAAAACTTTAGGTCAACGAATTAGAGAAAGACGCAAACAGGTTGGTTTAAGTCAAAACGATTTAAGCAAAGCCGCTGGCGTATCTGGCTCATCAATTTCACTATGGGAAAGCGACCATACAGCCCCGCGCGGGCAAAATTTGCATCGCCTGGCTGAGGTATTGCAATGTTCACCAACTTGGATACTGTTTGGTGACGAGGATAAAACACCAGATCCACCAGTAGCACTCAACAGCGCCTTAGACTTATCGGAAGATGAGTTGGAGATGTTGCGATTGTATCGCGCACTTCCAAAATCAGAGCAGCAAGCACAAATCAGCGAACTCCGTGCCCGCGTTGAGAATTTTAATCGCCTATTCACCGAGCTACTAGAAGCTCGCAAACGTAACAAACATCAGTAACCCCCTTCACAAATTTTAAAGCCTTACATTTCAATGTATTGGCTTTATTTTGCATTAAATGTTGAGTTTTCTCATTAAAAATGCTTGACCAACATTCATGAGAAAACTAAATTACCACCCATCAAGACACCGCACGGTGTTCTCAGCAAACAGTTCCGCTACCCGGCGTTAAGGGGTAATGAGGTCAGCATGGATACTATCGATCTTGGCAACAGCGAATCTCTGGTATGTGGTGTGCTCCCCAACCAGGACGGCACATTCACCGCCATGACGTATACCAAAAGCAAAACGTTTAAAACCGAAGCTGGCGCGCGTCGCTGGTTAGCAAGAAACTCCGACTGATGAGGTTGACGATGGAATTTAAAGATTTACCAGTACCATTCCAGGAAATGGCATCGAATGTGGTTCGCTCTCAACTGGCGACTCTTGACCTGAGTACCGTAGAAAAAGAAACCATCGACAATATATCCGGTAACGTACGCCGAGCCTTTATCGGGCTGTACGAAGAGAAGCAGCTCTCTGATAACCAGGATTTACATGAAAAATACTTCCTGGATCTAATGGACATCATTGATAAGGGGTTTGGCTTGTTAATGAAAAAGAAAGGGATTCGAATAGAACCCCTTGAAAATCATTTTACAGCAAGCAGTATTAATTCCTGTGATTTAAAGCATCACACATCCGATGGGAAAGTTGAATCAAACAACAAAATATCAATTAATCATTAATTTATTCACAGGTGAGGTAGAGTGCGTGCGCCGGACACGGATAAGAATCCGGCACTGACAGTTTACTGAAAAGGATATATCCCTGAAAAGTCAGGGCATAACACGAAAGCGCCCGGAGAAGTTAGTCTCTCTGTATAGGTCGTCGTTAAATTTAATTCGATCGTGCGCTTCCGGTTGTGGCAATCCGCGAAATGGCGCGGCGGTAAGTATGGCGGGGTTATTCCTTCCCCCGCTGAGGACACCGGGTTGTCAGGTTGACCATACGCTTAAGTGACAACCCCGCTGCAACGCCCTCTGTTATCAATTTTCTGGTGACGTTTGGCGGTATCAGTTTTACTCCGTGACTGCTCTGCCGCCCTTTTTAAAGTGAATTTTGTGATGTGGTGAATGCGGCTGAGCGCACGCAGAACAGTTAAAACCAAAAACAGTGTTATGGGTGGATTCTCTGTATCCGGCGTTAATTGTTAACTGGTTAACGTCACCTGGAGGCACCAGGCACCGCATCACAAAATTCATTGTTGAGGACGCGATAATGGAAACGTTATTACCAAACGTTAATACGTCTGAAGGTTGTTTGGTGATGCTGCCAACTT